AGCCAGGAAATCAGAAAGCTCAGGCATTTGGGTATTGGCATCCACAGGTTTAGTCCCTGACAAGTCGCCAAAGACAGGTGGGCTACTATCAATAAAAGTAGTAGTACCCACCAACATTTCAGTTTGATCAGTTTTTACACCATGATCAGGTGACATTGTTTGTTCAGAAGTTGCAATTCATTTATCAGCCAAGTTTAGAATCATACACATGGCAGGGTCTTGTGCTAGTAGCCCACACTTAAAATGGTCAAGGGCTGCTCAACCGGGCTACCACACTCGCTTCTCAAATCCGCACAAATCAGAGTGATCAAGTATGGTACATAATATTCAACATCACCCCCAGCATATGAACCGGGGGGCAGCAACGCAAGGCTTATCAGTCCATTAGAATGACAATCATACTAATAGACAGAGATATTACAGATAGCAGGACAGACAAAATAGCCAAAAATCTATCTTCACATCTACTAAGCATAGCTAACGTCCTATATTCAGACCTATTTGAAGGGGAAGGTCGGACCCCATTATCTTCAGTATTTTCAGTAGTAGCTAAGAATACACCACGTGCGGCTAGCTAGGCCACATGTAGTCTGCATAGCGCCCCTCCGCATAACGGACGAGGCACGTGTCATACGTGAGGTCGGACCACCTTGACAAATCCACCTCACCCACGAACCGTGAATAAGCTTCACGACCGTGCAGGGCCATCTCATACAAAATTGTAGAGGCGACCACGCGGTGGTGCTCATCTCTCGAGATACCACCGCCGTCACGGCGCCAAGTGAGCATCTTCTGTATGCTCTCATCCAAGATTGGCGCAACAACGCGCCCAAGATCCTCGTGATACCTAAACTTGCGCTTCAAAAAAGAAGCGTTCTCAAAACTGTTGGAATCATTGAGGATTTGGGACTTAGCCGCATCAGTGTACAGAAATCCAATTTCTGCAACCGATGCCGCAATGTCAGGCTGAGTTAAGGGAAACAAGCTAGTGTGGACATCATCATCACCAAAAGCTGCCACACGTAGTCCAAAGGCGACTGCACGTGCAGTGTACCTCCCTTTACACGCCCTAACAATAAGAAACAAAACTGTCAGGCTATTGACAAGACTAGTCAGAGCCTGCCCGCTCGGGTTGCCGTGATACACGCTAACCACGTCTGGACCGAAAGCAAGATAATGCTGACACAAGTCAAGAGCAATGCCCTGCATAATCGCATGACGCTCCTGCTTATCGGCAGCACTTTCGTCGACGTAAACAAAATCATCCGACAACTCAATCAGCCAATACATGACCTCGCGCACGAGACCACCAAACTGTTTAGAGTCAAAACGAGAATGATCACCATCAGAAACTGGAAAATCAGGCTTGTA